GACGGCCGCCCGAAAGAACGCGGCGAGGCTTTGAGTGAAAACGGATCTTGGAAACGCGGAATAAGTGAGGGGGTGGGGAAAATGCAGATGACTATATCTGATGCAGTGAGTACTACTTATAGCAACTATGAGGCGTTCATCGCAAGCAAGCAGTTTGCGGACATTCCGACTGGCTTCGACTGCGATGTTCCGGTTGGCCCTTTGTTCGACTTTCAGGCAGCTTGCGTCAAGTGGTCCCTGAAGCGTGGCCGCGCAGCGCTATTCGAGGATACCGGGCTCGGCAAAACCCTGCAGCAGGCCGTATGGGCGCAGAAGGTCTGCGAGCACACAGGCGGCAACGTCATCATCGCCGCGCCGTTGTGCGTCGCACAGCAGACCGTCGAAGAAGCGGCCGGCTTCGGCATCAAGATCAAGTATTGCCGACACGACAACGAAGTCGAGGACGGCATAACGATCACCAATTACGAAATGCTGGAGCACTTCGACCTGGAATCGTTCGTCGGCGTGGTGCTGGACGAATCGAGCGTTCTCAAGTCGCACAACGGCAAGACGCGCCAGTTCATCACAGACGCTTTCCGCCGCACGCCGTACAAGCTGTCATGCACCGCTACGCCCAGTCCGAACGACTGGATGGAGCTCGGCAACCAGGCTGAATTCCTTGGCGTCATGACCGCGATCGAAATGCTGTCGACGTTCTTCACGCACGACGGCGGCGACACAGGCAAATGGCGTCTGAAGGGTCACGGCAAGGTCAGGTTCTGGGAATGGATGGCGACGTGGGCGATCTGCATCCGCAGCCCGGCCGATCTTGGCTTTGATGGATCACGCTATATCTTGCCGCCACTTGAACTGGTCGAGCACGTTGTCGAGAGCGGCGAACTGCTCGAAGGGCATCTGTTCCCCGTTGTGGCGCAAAGCCTCACCGAGCGCCGGCAAGCTAAGAAATCGAGCATCGACGGACGCCTAGAGGTGGCCGCGCGACTCGCCAATGAGCATCGAGGCCCTGTCATTGTGTGGGTTCATTTGAATGAAGAGAGCGAACGCCTCACCAAAATGATTCATGGGGCCGTCGAGGTAACGGGAAGCATGACGCCCGATCAAAAAGAGAAAAACATCATGGCATTCGCTCGCGGACATGCGCGTGTGATCGTCAGCAAAGCATCAATTATGGGGTTCGGGCTTAACTTCCAGCATTGCAATGGGATGGTTTTTGCCGGAATGGACGATAGCTTCGAAAGTTATTACCAAGCCGTGAGGCGTTGTTATCGATTCGGCCAAAAGCGAGAAGTGACGGTCCATATTATTACTGCTGACACTGAAGGTGCCGTCAAGGACAACATAGCCAGAAAGCAAGAGCAGAGCGATGTTATGGCGTCGGAAATGATCGGCTTTATGCGCGACCTGACGAAGCGACAAATTCACGGGGCAACAAGCGGCACGGAGGTTTATAAACCATCGGTTCCGATTGTCCTGCCTGATTGGCTCAAAAAGAACAGTGGAGTTTAACCATGTTGACGCAATCCCGCCTAAAGGAATTATTTACCTACGACGCAGACGCGGGGATTTTCACGCGCATCACGAAAAGCGCTGTGAACTCAATAGTCGGATCGACGCCCGGATGCGCTCACCGCGGATATGTGCGGATGATGGTGGATGGGAAGCGCCATCAAGCACATCGGCTCGCGTGGCTATATATGACTGGAGAATTTCCGTCTGACTTCATCGACCATATCAACGGAAATAGATCGGACAACCGGTTTGTGAACCTTCGCGACGTCGATCGGTGCATGAATATTCAGAATCAACGAGTCGCCCGAAAAGACAATCTATCGACCGGGTTGTTGGGGGCCAGCTTTCACAAAGCATCCGGAAAGTACATCGCTCAGATTTCACTCGGCGGAAAGAAGAAAAATTTGGGATGTTTCGATACGCCACAAGAAGCTCATTCGGCCTATCTGGTAGCTAAGCGGGAACTTCACACGGGGAACACACTATGAACGTGATTGACCAACACATCGCAGACCGATTCTCCCTGTTCAACGGCGATTGCGTCGAGGTCATGCGATCCCTGCCGGATGATTCGATCGATATGTCGATCTTTTCGCCGCCCTATCTCTCGCTCTACGTCTATTCGAACTCGGAGCGCGATATGGGGAATGCCCGAACCGATGAAGAATTCTATGAGCACTTCCGCTTTGTCATCGAGGAACTGATGCGCATCGTCAAGCCGGGACGCATGGTCGTCGTCGATTGCATGAACGTGCCGGCCATGAAGCAGCGCGACGGCTACATTGGCCTGAAGGACTTTCGCGGCGCTCTCATTCGCGATTTCACGGCACAAGGATTCATTTTCCACGCCGAATTTTGCATGTACAAAGACCCGCTGCTTGAGGCGACGCGCACAAAGGCGCTTGGGCTGATGCACAAGCAACTGTGTAAAGACTCGACCATGAGCCGCGCCGGCATCCCGCAATACCTGCTCGCCTTCCGCAAACCCGGCGAGAACGCTGAGCCGGTGGCGCATCCGAATGGCGTCGACTACTTCGTTGGCGAAAACCCGCCGACCGATGGAAATCTCTCGCATGAGCGGTGGCGCCGTTATGCCGCGCCGGTCTGGATGGATATCAATTTCTCAAACACGCTGAATGTGGTTGCGGCGCGCGATAACGAAGATGAACGGCACATCGCGCCCCTCGCCCTTGAGGCAATCGAGCGTGCGCTGTGGCTCTACTCCAATCCCAATGACGTGATTTTTACCCCGTTCCTTGGCATCGGCAGCGAGGTCTACACGGCGCTGAAGATGGGCCGCCGCGGTATCGGGTCCGAGCTCAAGCAGTCGTATTTCAAATTGGCCGTCGAGAACTGCAAGAGCGCTGTCGTGGATCACCAGACAGATATGTTCGCGGAGGTCGCATGACCCGCCACCTCGCACCCCGCATCACCGAATTCTTCACCGACCACCCACACGGCGCACCCGTCTGGCAAGTCGCTGAATACCTAGGTTCGAGCAACGACACAACGATCATCGCCCTTCGACGGATGGCTGACCGCGGCGACGCTTTGATGACGCTGGATTCATCAATTCCCTCGCACACCGTCTGGGCACTATCGATAAAGGAAACGCCGCCGATCTTTCGGGCAATGGAAACGTTACGGGCTATGCAGGCGGTGGCTCGGGATTTGTTGAGCACAAATGAGGTGGCCTATGCCAGCTAACCGAAAAACGCGCAAGGCTTACCGCCCGCGCATGGTCAATCCGAAAGCCTGTCTCATCGCACTCGAACGATTCAAAGTCTTGCGCCAGGACGTCAATGAAGCGTTTGCTGGCGAGTTTGAGATGGCTGCGCTGACGTCGCTGGACGCAGTAACGCGTGGCTACGGTCAGAAAAGCCAATGGGACACGTTGGCCAACTGCCTCAACCAGGCATGGCTCTTTGCCAAAGGCGGTCTGGGTAGCGAGGCTCTCGGCACCTTCAACGAAGCTCATGAAGCGATGCGCCGAATGATCCCTGTTTATGAGGCGACCGGAAAACTGAACTTCGTCTCGATCGCAGATCAGCAGGCAGTCGAAAAGGCAATTTTACTTTGGGGCCAACAACTCCGCATGGCTACCATGGGTGAAGTCGATGCCGCAACAAAGATCGTCGAGCGCGAATACTGGAAGCATCGGGAGGCTGCGTAATGCCTGGCAAAAAAACACACGTCGAATGGATGGTTAGCGAGGATCGTTTTCTTCGCCTGAACTACAACACCCCAATATCACGAGAAGAAATTTGTGCAGCGTTGCCGCGCCATTCGTGGTCAGCAATCAGATGCCGGGCAACCAAGGAACTGGGATTGATGCGGCCACCTCGTAAGGGTGAATATCGCCCTACTCCGACATGGGATCGGATGAAAGCGTTGCTTCAGTCCGAGAAGCTGACGGTAAGCGAACTCATCGATCGGCTGAACGTGACGCAACAGCGTGTCGCTGAACTCATAAATCTTCATCGGGAAGATATTTACGTTTTCGATAGGTTGCCACCTCAACATCGAGGCGGTCAAAACACATGCGTTTATGCCTACGGCCATGCGTCTGATGCCCCTTGTCCTTTAAGTGTACGCAAATCCAGGAGCGAGAAGAGGCGTAACCCATTCGCCGCTGCAGCCGGTCTTGTTTCCGCCCCCAAGGGCGAACCAGGCCGCGTATTTATCCACCTGACCGACTCGAAAGACGATGAATTGGAGATGGCAGCATGAATTGCAAACCGGGCGACCTTGCTTACATCACAGAGACTGACCCCGAAATTTCGATTGCAATAGGACGCGTTATCGAAGTGATTTGCGTGTGCCCAATAGTCGGATCGCCTAATTGGCGTATTGAATTTGCCGGAGTTGATCCGTTCCCTGGGTATGCGACCAAATGCATACCGGACAACTGTCTGCGTCCCATCTCCGGCATCCCAATCAACGAC